TGACAGCGAGAAGCGATACGGGAAACCGATGTTCAGCAGTTCAACGTCCGCTTTCAAACGTGTGCAGGATGGCGAGTTAAATGTAGCGGTGCGCCGCAAGATGGGGGGGGCGCAGATCCGTCAGCATATCGTGGAAGGTTCGCCAGCAGACCTTGAAAAATACAAGGAAGATAACAAGCAGGCACTTGGCAAGATTGCGGCAGTGATAGACCTGTTTACCAATAAGCCCGGCTCGCTGGTCATCCACCAAGGGGATGGGAACATCGACAAGATCGGCGACGTAAATCATAACGTTGCGACCATGATGACTGCGAGCGACATCCCGATGGAGTTGATCGCTTACGGCGAAGGTTTGAACCGTGACATTCTGGGCGAGAAAAAGCAGGAGTATGAAGAGACGCTGTCACAGGGACGTGAATGGGTTTCGTCCCAGATCATTGTTCCGGCATTGGAACGTCAATGGTTGTTGAAAGGTATTTTGCCTGCGAGCGTGGAGTATCAAATTGTGTGGCGAACTGCGAAACCATTGACCCCGGCAGACCTGCGTGATCTGGCGGACGGTCTGGCACGTTTGCGAGTATTAGGGATGAAGGAAGATGTGATCCAGTCCATTGCGGCGATGTATCTGAAGAATGTGGATACGGAGTTCATGAGCGGCGACGGTTTCAGCGCAGAGAAGTTTGCGAAGAGCTTGCAAGGGATTTCGATATGAGTTTTTTACCACTAAGGACACGAAGGTCACAAAGGAAAAGCGGATGAGTGTTTTGTTGAAGCCGATTGAATTGAATGAGAAATCAAAGACTGCGGATTTGATTATGCAGTTGGAGAAGATTCCGTTGACGAGGATGTACCAGGCTTCGTTCAAGGCGGCGGTGCGGTTGCACGTTTATTTCACAGGACGGACGCATGAGATGATGCTGGAGTTCAGCAAGCAGGCTCAGGCAATCATTTTGAAGGGCGCCGGGAAGGATCAGGTTTTGGATGGGTCTTCCGGGTTCGCAGTGCAGAGCGAGATACTGGAGGCATGGGGAGATACGTTCAATGAATGGCGCACAGAGTTCGAGCGTGTGCGTGCGGCGGCGGCGAGCATTCCTTTTGGGGTGATGGCTGTGATGCATGAAAGGCTAGTGATGCCAGAGGTCGAACGTCAAATGTCGAAGGTCGAAGAGGGCGCTTCGTCTGCGCTACGCTCCGCTCAGCGCGAATGGACGGAGGCTGTTGAAAATGGTGTTTTCAGCCCGCAGTTGAATGTGTTGTTGAATGCATCGAGCGAGCATTTGTATGGCGATGGGTTGACACTCTCGGCTCGAATCTGGAAGATGGACCGTGAAAGCCGCGATGGAATCAATGCGGTTTTGATGAAGGGGATTGCAAACAGCGATTCGGCATGGAACATTGCGAAGGAACTTGAGATGTTTATGGGCGCCAATGCAGACTGTCCACGATGGACGAGCACACGGTTGTATGGCAGGACGAAGAGCGATATCGCTTCAGGCGATACGACGGGTTTGCTTTCGGGCGATGCGTGCGATGGAAGCGGCGTTTCATACAACGCATTGCGCCTGGCACGGACGGAGATTCAGAAAATCCATGCGCTGGCGACGGATAAGGTGATGGCGGCGCAACCGTGGGTAAAGAAGGAGCAGGTTCATTTGAGCGCCGCTCATGCCGGAAATGATATTTGCGATGATGTGACAGGCGGAGGGGAGAAGAGCCAGGGTGTTTATGAAGTTGGGACGATTGAACTGCCATTGCATCCGAATTGCCTGTGTTATAAGACGGCGGTTTTGATGAGCGAGAAAGAATTCACCAGCCAGATGCGAGGCTGGTTGGATGGGAGCCAGCCGTGGGCTGAGATGGATGCGTATGAGAAATCCATCGGGGGGGATGTGAGCGCATCTTTGATGCCAGCGGCGATTGGGCTGGCGGTGTGGTTGTTCGGAGAAGACCTTGATGGTGATTAGAGAATTAGAGATTAGAGATTAGAGATTAGAGATTGGAGATTGGAGATTGGTGAATGAGTTTAGCGAATGATGTGAAGACGGTGTTGAGCGCGGATGCGACGTTGATGGCATCCTTGACCGGCGGTGTTTTTGCGGACGTGGTGGAGGTGAGCAGGCAAAAGACGGCGGGGGCGTTCGATGCGAATGAGGAGTTGAAGCCGTGCGCTTTGGTGAAGGAAGGCGTGGAGTCACGGAGGGGCCCATATCGAGAGAATGTTTCGGTGCAGACGCCCATCATCATTTATTTTTATGAACGGGATGGGTATGCGGCAATCGAATCTGCAATGAGCAGGACGCTGACGCTGTTGCAGTTGGCAAAAATTGGCACAGGGACGTGGGAGGTCGCTTATGAAAGCACAGTGAATCATCAGCGTGACCAGGCGCTGGATTGTTCGTTGACGACGATGAGGTTTGTGGCGGTGAGGTTGAGGTTGTGATCCCCATCCCCAGCCCTTCCCCCAAAATGGGGGAAGGGAGCGAGTATTGAAAGGAGCGATATGAAATTTAGATATTTGAATGCGCCGAACATCAGAGTGATCGAGACGTTTGTGTGGGATGAAGCGAGCGGGTTCGTGCAGGATGTGCCGATGGAGCTGGCGGCTGTACTTTATACGTATCCGGACCCGGAGCAGTTTGAGATTGCGGAGGAGGATGCGGTGAGGGCGAAGGCTGAGGTGGAGGCGTACATCGAGGGAGGCGTATTCCCAATCAGCGAGGAGAAAGCGGAGGGCAGGAAGCGGAAGAAAAAGGAAAGTAATTAGTAATCAGTAATCAGTGAGTGGAGTACCGTTCTCCGCTCAGCGTGAATAAACAACAAGGAGCAAATTATGAGCGCATTTGGAAATAAGGTTTTTGGTTTGCGAGATTTGAAGGTGACGAATATCGGGGGGACGACGCAGAAGGATTTGCCGGTGGCGCAGAAGTTGAAGGTGGCGCCGAAGATGAAGAGCGGCGAGTTGGAAGGGGACGATTCGTTGGTCTCGGTGGTGGCGTTCATCATCAGCGCCGAATGGGAGTTGGAGGCGGGCGGTATTGACCTGGATGCGCTGGCAATCATCACGGGTAAGGCTGTGACTCTGGCAGGGGTGACGCCGAACCAGACTGCGACGTGGAAGTTGAGCGCTGGCGATAACATGCCGTATTTCAAAATCTACGGCAAGAGCCTGGGCGACGGCATTGACGATATCCATGCGAAGATGTCGAAGGTAAAGTGCATGGAGTTCGAAGGCGAATTCTCAGAAGGCGAGTTCTTCGTGACTGCGTGCAAGGGGATTGCGGTGGACGACGGCACGAACGGCGTGGTGACCGTGGTGCAGAATGAGACTGCGGCGGCATTGCCTGCGACGTAAGCGGACCCCCCTGTCACCGAGTACGGTGACATCCCCCCATTTTCAACGAACGAAAATGGGGGGAGAGGGAGACGGTATTTATGAAACATTTATTTCAGGCGCGGTTGGCGCAATCGAGGAAGGATCGATATATGGAATTGAAGGCATGGCGTGAATCACGCACGGCGAGGAAGACGCTGGGGAGCGGGCTGGAGGTGACGCTGAGGAAGGTGTCGCTTTTGGACCTGGCGATGAACGGCGATATCCCGAATTCACTGGCGGGGATGGTGGATGAGATGATTGATTCGAGTAAGGCCACCGAGGTAAAGACGGCGGATTTCGGTCAATATGGGCAGATCATCAACCTGGTGGTGAAGGCTTGCATGGCGGAGCCGCAGGTGGCGGACGAGGCGGACGATACACATATTGCGCTGGAGGAGTTACCGATGGATGATCGGCTGGAGGTCTTCGATTGGGCAAACGAGGGAGTCGAGAAAATCGCGCCCTTTCGTGAAAAACAAAAGGAATTGCTGGAGGCTGTACAGCCTGGCGACGGCATACGGTAGGAGACCTTCGGAGATATTGGGCATCGAAGATGAGTGGGCTGCGTGGCAGTTGGATGAGGTGTGTTTGATTGTGGGGAGGGAGAGGGAGAATGAGGACGTGCAGAACCCCCATCCCCAGCCCCCTTCGACAGGCTCAGGACAGCGCTTCCCCCAGAGTGGGGGAAGGGAGCACGGGCAGGTGTATGCGCCGATGGCGATGCCTGGCATAGCGAAGATGAAGATACCGGAGAATGGTATTTGGTAGATTTTCTCCCTCACCCCCAGCCCCTCTCCCGCTGGGAGAGGGGAGCGGAGTTTTGAATGGCGATTCAATTAGGCAGCGCTTACGGAAAGATATCCATAGATGGTTCGGGCGTTCAGAAGGGCGTGAACGATGCGAAGACATCGATGGATTCATTTAAGACGAAGATGCAGGGGATCGGGAGTTCGATGCAGTCCATTGGGACGAAGATGAGTTTGGCTTTGACGCTGCCGATTC